TCTACACGCTTTAGCATGATCGCATTAGACGGCGACAGTAAGAACCTTTTGTGACAATTCCAGACCTTTTTGATTTACTTCTTTAACACGGCGCTCCCAACCTTTGCCAAAAGTGCCCCAGGTTGGAAGTGCTTTAAGGTAATCCAAGCGGTGATTGCAGTAATCATTGATGAGCTGTTTTGAGTCTTTACTTTTTACTGCTTGTAAAGTTCCACGGCCAATTGCGCCGTCAACAGTTGCGCCTACACAAGACTGCAACCACTTAGCGGCGCGGCCCGGACCTGAATTGATTGCTGCATCAAACACAACATAATCAATGCCCATAGGCATATCATCAGCGCAAACTTTGTCCCAATATTTGGTCTTGTATAGCGGCATGACATCAATTACTGTCAAACCCCGCATAGTTTTTTCATCAACAGGCTTGCCGCAATATTCTTCCCATGTTGCTTTAGTGCAACCAAAGTTAGTCATTCCGCCTGGGTCTTTTGGATTGTTTACAAAACCGCCCTCATGGACAAGGACGGCTTGCAAAGATTCAATGTAATTTGCTCTCATATCAGTGTTTGTGTGAGTTACCAAAATAATAAGACAAGATCAGCATATTGGCCGCATCCAGTGAGCCGAGCATGCGAATGACGATCTCGCGCATGGGGTCAGGAATTGCGCTGTTGAGCAACATAATGTTAACCATACCCCACAGAACAAACATGCCGATTGCAAGGGTTGGTGTGACCATTTTGCTGTACCAAGGTGCTGTTGCACTGGTTGCAATTTCGGATTCGCGCTTGCGTGCGCTGTCACGGTCGGCGGCGTCCAGCTTTGCGTATTCCAGTTCCATTTCAGCCAGCTTTTGCGCGGCCTGTGGGTCGCCAACGATGGCTTTGGCTACTGCTTCCACGCTGTCGGCAACACCAAATTTGCCAGCAATAGCAGACACAGCAGCACCACCCAGAGGACCAGCAACAATGGTAGCCAGAGTAGGTGCAGCGCCCTTGAGGAGAGCAAGCAATTCATCCATATCAGCCTTTCATTTTGTACACAATAAATTCAAACGTGGCCCACCCAATGAACCCTGCTGCCAAGCATGAAGCAAAACCAACAAACAGGATGTTTAGCATTTCCGCCATCTGTTCACGCTTTTTCTTTTTATCGGCCTCTGCCTCGCGTTCTTCGCGTTTGCGGTTGGCAATGATGAGGTTGTATTCCGCTTGGATAGCTTCCCAAACATCGCCCTGGCCTGAGTAAATTAACTGCTCTTTGAGTTTTTTCTCAGCGTCCCGCAAGGCTTTGGCCTGCATAACGGTATCAAGGGCTTGGCCCATGTCTGAGCGTTTCTTGCCTTTATCTTCCGTCGCGGCCTTGGCAACGGTGTCGCGCATCTCGAAAAACTTAATCAGATCACCGCTGCACTCTTGCAAATCCTTGCCCATTTGGATGGCTTCTTGGACCCCGGCAATAGTGCTTTTCGCAAGGGCAAACGCAGCACTGATTGTTATGGGGTCCAACATTACTTATCTACTTTAGCGTCAAGTTTGTCAAAAATCTTGCCAAGCATTTCTTTAATGTCATCAATGTCTCGGCGGTAATCATCTTTGGAGACATACGTAGTGGGCAATGCCCTTACATCCAGATCTAAACGCTCAATGGCCTTGGTGATGTTGTTCAGCACCCAGCCGCCAAAAAAAGCAGCCAAGCCAAGGGCAATGTTGAAAAGTTGTTGGGTTTCCATTATTGTGCCAATGCGTTTTTATTTTCGGATTGAGGGAAAAGCGCGTTAATTGCGGCGGGAGTACGCAACCCTGCGGATACAGCTTGACCAACTTTTTTAAACGGCGCGGCCATTTTTTGTCCTTTTGTTTCGCGTGCCAATGCTTTTTCCATTGCAGCAGCCGCAGCCGCAGGATCAAGCATTTCAGTAGCTAATTCTATTGCCAATTTTTGATCTAACTTACCTTGCAGACGTCGCATTATGTCGTTTGCAACACTGGTTACAGTGCTAATCAAACTAGGCGCACGTAAACTGCCCAACACGGCGGTTCCAGCCAAACCAACATTGGGCCCAGCACCTCGGGCGGCTTTGGCTTGCTGCTCGGTCAACTTGGCGCGAGCAAGATCCGATCGAACGGACTCAATAGCTGCAATTTGATCAGGTTCTAAAATCTGGCTTAATTTTTCAAAGCGCGTTTGTCCTGTTGCTGTTTTAAGAGTAGCGGGAGCGTTTTCCAATGCTCCAGCAAAACCAGCAGCGCGAAGTCCAGCAGTTTCTTCACCTAGTGCAGGTTTGAGCTTGCCTTCCAAATATTGACCCACCTGCATTTGGTTGATCGGTTTGCTTTGTTCGGCAAAAGTCTCGCGAGCCACGCGGTAATTTGGCGCTTTTTCTTCAGCCCAAGAAAGAAACTGTTTGCGAGTATTGCCAATTGCTTTGGCTTCTGACGCGCCAATACCAAACCGTTCAGGGTTATTGATCAGATCGTCAAACGCCATTTTCATGTCGTGAAGACTACTGCCAGGATATTTAGCCGTTTGAGCAGGCGTTGTGGTCGCGCCAATCGGCATGCCTTCAGCGTTCAAAATAGTAGATGGCGTAGTTGTTTCAGGAATTGTTTTGCCAATTTGAAATGGCTGACCTTTTTCTGCCGCCAATTCACTTGCGCGCGCCAGCACTTTGTCCATTGACGGGCGGTCAAGCAGTGATGTAAAAGTTTTGTCCGCAGCTACCAAAGCTTGATCGGCAATACCGTACAAATTTTGCGCGGTTGTTTTGCGGATATTTTCGGCGGCTGTTAATGTAGCTGGGGTACCCCCAACAGTTTGAATCTGGCCCAACTGCGCCGCTTTTTGCGCTTCGCCACGCTCAAAATATTCAGTAGGCAAAGTTTTAGCTGCTGATTCGCCCATAGCAGCAAAACGAGTTGCGCCAACTGGGGCTGCGGCTTGTGCAGCCGTAGGTAAACTACCGGGCACAATTTCTGTTTGTCCTCTTAGCGCATTAACGATTTCAGGCCCTCGCCTTTCGGCGGCAGTTAAATACGCTGCGGATTTAGGCGACAAGGCGTTATACACTGCGCCAATACTTTTACCCGCCAATTTAAATGGTGCCTCAATTACGGGCGCTATAGGCTGCATCGGATTTATTGCCGTACCGGCACGCGTCATTTTTGTGCCAACTTGCGTTGCGCCTAACTTAGCTGCTGCCGAGCCACCACCGGTAAGCAAAGTCGAAAGATCAGCCGCTGCGCCTACGGGGTCTTCGGCAAACGTGCGTTTAATGGCTTCATAATTACCGTACCGGTCTTTGTACATGCCGCCAACAGCGTTGGCTGTCGCACTAGCACGTTCAGCAGCCGCAGGATCGGCGTCAAATTTATCAATAAAACTAGATATGGGCTTAGGTAATGCGTTGCGTAACGCGCCTGCGCTAATATCAAGAATACCGGACAAAGTTTGTATGGGGCTTGTGACGGCGTCTACAACACCGCTTACAAATTTACCCGCGCTTTCAGGTAAATTCTTGCCCGCAGCTAAAGGTACTTCAGCTAAAGAATAGCCTTTACGCCCCATCGGAATTTCATTGACAGGCGGTGCGGTTTGATATTGTGACCAAGGACCTGCTGGCGTAGCGGCAACAGCAGGTTGTTGATACTGTTCCCAAGGTCCAGCCATTAGATTTTCTCCCAACTTTTAGCGTCAGCAGGGTTACCACCTTTAAAACGATAACCGTCTTGAATGGCCCCCGCAGCCGGACCGGAAACTTTATTAGCCGCAAGTGGCGGCACAGCGATCGGCGCAGTGGAAAGACCTGTACCTTGGAGTACATCTTTTGGCAATTGTTGTGAACGCTTATTCCAAGCGTCTGCGCTGCGAGAAGCGGCGCGGTGCTGCAATGTTGCCAATTCAGTAAGCGTTTGCGAAGTTAGCCCAATAGTGCCACCAGCAATGCCTTGCAAGAATTTGAGGTCTTTATCCGTAAAGCCTTGACCAGTGCCAAGGCCAGCACTTTTAATTGCGTCAAGTGTGCTTTGTCCAGAAGCTGCAATCAATGATTCAGTATTGGCAATTTTGTCTTGGTTGTTTGCGCCAGCCACGTTTAATGCCCGCGCAATGTTCAATTTAATATCCGCAGCCGGACCGGTAAATACATTACCTTGCTGAACAATGCCAATAATACGATTTGCACTTTCGGCCAATTGAGGTGCTTTTTCAGCTGCGGTCAATTTGCCCGCATCCGCTTCGGCAATCAAGCCACCAAAACGCTCACCATATTTTTTCTCGGTGCTCATTGAAATATTTGACGCCCCCGCCCTAGCGATGTCTCTTTTCTGTGCTGCAACGGCGGGGGGCAATGGTTGATCTTCCAATAATTTAACTGGCTGCAAATAAGTCGGACTGTGAGGATTGGTGTCAAGCCAAACTGTTTGGCCATACAAATCCGCTTTTTCAGGTTTTGGCTGAACAAAGGCAAGAGCGGCGCGCCCTTCTGGGTGCGACATTACATAAGCATTTATGCCAGCTATGCGCGACGGGAGATCAGTCAGTTTGCCAAATTGGTCACGAAGTTTTTTAGTATCTACGCCTGTAGCGTCAAGGCGGTCAAAAGCCTGCCCTAATTTTTCATCTGTTGGATTATTCATTACAGATGTCAAACCAGTTCCAAGCGCAGACATTTGCTGATCACGAAGTTTGCCTTGCATTTCTTTATTTTTTAATGCGTTGGCTTCTTGTTCAGCAATCAATTTTGCATAACCTAAACCTGTTTTGCCAAACTTGTTTAATCCAGATATACCTTCTGGAGTGCCTAAATTAGCTGAGCCAAGGTAATTTATAACTCCTTGCTCTTGTTCCATCTGCTGCCGCGCCAATTGGTTTTGTAATTGGCCGGTTTGAATATTTTGAATCTGCGCGTATTCCGCTAACGGGTTACGCTGTTCAAGTTGAATTGGCTTATAGCCAAGCGCGATGTTTGGATCAATTGCCATACCTACCTCTTAACTGTTTAAGTAATACTGATCGGCCAATTGCGCGTTTGATGGGCTACCACCACGATTCTGCAATACTTGTTGCAGCAAAGAATTTTGCGCTTGGTTTTGGTTGTAGTTCATGTATGTACCCAAACCACCACTTACAGCATTCGCCACTCCTATGCCCCCAGCTGCATTTGCTGCTGCGCCGCTTGTCATTAAGTTGCCCATAGTGGTGGCGTTATTTGCGCCAGCTTGGCCAACAAAGTTAGTAGCCGATTGGCCAGCGCCCAATAACGACTGCAAAGGCGCAAGTTGGTTACCTCGGTTTACTTGGTAGCGGTTAAACGCATTGGTGTATTCACCAGACGCAGAATTTTGCACGTAGTCTTGCATTGCCTTAAGCGAGTTGCCGGACACCAAACCACCACGACCAGCCGCATTGTGGCCCAACGCACGCTGGCCTTCAGACAAACGGAACTGATAGCCTGGGTCGGCTTGGTAGTCGGCCATGCTAAAGTCTTGGCCGTATTTGCCGTAACCAGCAGCATTAGGATCGCCACCAACACCTAGAAGCGACATCAATCTATTTTGCGCTGTAAGGCCAGCTTCCCGGAACGGGGCTTGATCGGCACGGGTTTGGTTGTACTGCGCATTTGAAATGTCAGATGCGCGGTTAGCCGCGGAGGCTTGTGAATTAGCGCCGCTCTTGCTCATAAGGCCGCCAAGTACGGCGCTACCTAAAATTGCTGCTCCTGTGCCTATTGCCATGATGTGACCTCTTTAATAAATGTGCGTTCCATAGGCTTAAAACCAGCACGAGCGTACAGGTTTTCCATTTTCTTTGCACGGCTGTCTTCTAGTGCAATCATAAAAAGCGCAGACGCATTGCGCTCTTTAGCCCATTCTTCAATTTGCTTAAACATTTTACCGCCTGCGCCGCTTCCTCTAGATTTTGGTGTTAACCACCACCAAAGTTCTTGAACAACTAACGCCGATGGGTTGAAATACAAAGGGTACACAATAGCGCCCGAGATGCCCACAACCTCACCCTCAATTTCGGCCAACCAAATGCCAACAGAATCGTTTTGCAGCGAGGCTGAAAAAAACTGACCATAGCCGACTGGATCAAAATTAATAACGCCGTGCAAAGGCGAAGCCATATGAAATGACTCTGCCAACACAATGTATTGGGGCAGATCAGATTCAGTGGCTTTTCTGACAATCATCCGTTACTCCAGTAGCAAATTGTTGTTTGATGCAGCTTGCATGATGATCCAATTAGTGCCGTCAGACACCATTGTCGCCCAATTGCCAACTACATTCAAGAGGATGGCCGTACCAGCCGTTGTACTGTCAATTGAGACAATGTTGGCCGAAGCCGAATT